TCAATCTCCGACTCAAGATCATCAATCCACGCCTCAACCTGCGCCGACTCAGTAGGGGAAAGGGTGCGGCCAAACCGCACCTCGACATCATCAACAGCCGCATAAGTCATGACCGCACCCTTCCCTTACTTCTCGTCGCGCTTAGCAGTAGCCCGCGTGGCCTTCGGCTTCTCAGCCACCCAACCCGCGGCCGTGTAACGCTCCACAAGCTCATCCGGCACGTCGATAACGGCGGTAGAACTGGGGCTCGTCAACTTAGCCACGGGCTACGCCTGGGTTGCGTTGGTGAGCTGGGCGAAGTGCGCGATATCGCGGACACGGAAACCGACCTCGAACTCGACCCGCACAGCGAACATGTTCCGCTGCCACAGGTTGAGCTGAGTGCCGCCGTCGTTGATGGTCGCCTGATCCGAGATGGACAGCTGAATGTCCTCAACAACACCGTAGTGAGCCGAAGTCCAGTCACCCGCGAAGCCCAGACGGGCAGCAGTGCCCGCGCCGGCGCCGTCAGCGTCAGCAGCGTACACGCCGCGAGTCAGCGCAACCGGGGCGCCCAGCAGGGCGGGGACAGCGTCAGAACCGACGCCGCTGGTGAACAGCGGACGGCCCGTAGTGTCCGTGGCACCCAGCAGAAGGCCGCGAGCCTGCGGAGACAGAGCCCAACCGTTCAGCAGGCCACCGCCGGTAGCAACAGCCTGGTCAGCGGCCACAAGGCCTGCGTAGGTGTCACCAGCGATACCCACAGCGGTGGCGCCGCCAAGGGTGTCGAAGTTCGAGCCCGGAGCGCCGGCAGCGAGACCGAACACCGTTTCGTCGAATTTGCGGGCAAGAGCCTGGGGCAGCTTCCGGACAACCTCGTTGTACAGGGCAGCCTTGTCGCGCTTGAACTGGTTCGAGAACGGAACGATAACAGCCGCGGTGTACGGCGTCATCAGCTTGTTGTCGAACGTCGGGCGGGAAACCGGCTTCTCAGCGGTTTCAGCGACCCACTCAGCCTCGGGCTCACCTGTGATGATCGGAACGGAAATACCCGAGCCGGGCAGGTCCACCTTCTGCGCGAGCTGCATCACAGCCGAAGAGTACTCGGCAGCAGACCAGATCTCGGCCGACTGCTCAGGGGTCAGGGTAATGCCGGAGGTAGTGCGGTTGACATCAATGCCAGCCATGATGATCCCCTTTCAGAGGAAAGTAGTTTTAGAAGTCAGCCAACTGCGCGGCGAACTGATCCGCGGTTGACTGTGTAGCGTCGGCGCCCTGCGGTCCTTGGGACAGGTCGGGCTTCGGGGTTGTCTTTCCCGGCACAATGTCAGCGACGAAAGACGCTGCGTCAGCGCGCAACTCTTCTTCCGTGGATCCCTGAAGTCGTCCGATGTGCTTTGCCGGCACGCCGGTTTCGAGCGCGACCCGGTAGCGGAGAACGTCAGCGGCGGCTTTTTCGGCCTCCGTTCGCGCCTCCGTAGCGGATGCGGTCACCTCTTCAAGGGCCTGCTGATGCGCGGCCTCAAGGGTGCTGACCTGGTTCTCAAGTTCAGTTACCCGGCCCTCCGCAGCGTCGGCACGCTTCTCAGCGGCCCGCCGTGCAGCACGCTCAGCGTCAAGTGCTTTCTTCCCGCCATCACCAAGAGCTTCAGGTTCGCCCTGAGCCGCCGGATCCGTGGGGTTGATTGGGTCAGACATGTTGGTTCCTCCATCGCGGATAGAAAAACCCCCGGAGCGTCGCGCATAGGGGGAGAATGTAGGGGCCTTAGACGACCCAGCCGTAAAGTTTCAGAAGGCGCTTAGCGTCCGCCTGATCCTTGGCAATCTGATAGATGGTTTCCGGCATCAGTCGCGGGGACTTGAGCCGGTAGTATTTCGACCCGTCCTTGAACACGGACTGATCTTTGATGTACTGCGCCTGCGACATCTGCCAGTAGGCGTGTCCGCGGCGGGTTGTGCCCTCGCGGGTGTACTTGATCGCCTGCCCGTGGATTTGCCCCGGACGCACAGCGCCCGCTTTGCGGTAGGCGTTGATTAGCTGGTTCATGTCGGCGCCGTCACGGAACGCCTGCCCGTTAGCCTTAGACCCAAGAATCCGGTCCTGCTCAGCCTCCGACAGACTGTCAAGATAGGCTTTCGGATCCGTGGTTGCGTCGTCGCCCGTGTCCTCCGTAGAGGGCACGTTCCGGCAGTCGCAGCCAGGATGACGGTTGAACGCCTCCGACTGGCGCGAAGTCTTCCCGGCCAGGATCACGCACCGCCCACACGACGGCGGGTTCAACATCCTCGTCCAGGTCCGGACACCGAGCGCACCGCCGGCGACCTTCTCAGCCGCCCGGCCCGTGTCACTCAGCATCGTCCCCGAAGCCAGCGTCAGGAAGTTACCCCCACGAGCCAGCGCAACGCCAGGGGTAAACCCCGCCGCTACAGCCTGCTTCGCCTGAATAACCGCCCCATACGCCATCGACGCGACCGGCAAACCATCACCAGCGACACCAACAAACCGTGAAGCAGCGGACTCATACAACGGAACACCAACATCCCCGCCAACCTCCGCGAGGACATCCGGCACATACGCCAAAGCACCATCAGCAACCGCCTCCTGAGCCGAAAACAACACCCGCAGGATGGAAGGCTCAACACGGGCGTAAGAGGCGTCAAAATCGCCGCCCACGCGCCGCCAAAGCCTACCCACCGCAGCGAGTGCCGCCTGAATCTCAGACCGCTGCTCCGTCGAGTACGCCTGCGCCGTCTCCGGTACCGTTTGCAGCGCCATCAGCATCCTTCGCGTCTAGCCGTGCAAGATACGGGTCCTGGGCTTCACGGGCGAAATACTCCCGCTCACGGTCCTTACGGGCCTCAGACCAGTCCAGTTCGTCCCAAACACCTTCACGAGACAGGAAACCCTGCCCGTTCGCGTAAGACTTCGACATCGCGTCAGCCGTCTGCGCCTTCGTCGGGGTGCCGGCGTCGTACCATTCGGTGCTGATCCGGTTGCCGTCGGGCCAGTCGCCCGTGCGGAAACGCTCGTAAAGGGCCATAACCCAGCCCCAGCCGTCACCGAAACTGGCTTGTTTCCGCTCAGCGTTCAGGATCAAACGGGACTCGTCAGCCCGGATAGCGCCCTCAGCCGCCGGATTCACCGAAGTCTGACCGAAATAGCGGGTAGGCAGGCCCGTAACCGAGGACGCGAGCTGCGCATAATGGTTCACCGTGTCATGGAAATTCTTCAGATCAGACGCCGTGAACTGCCCAACCTTCGCGTCCTTGTTCGCGTTCGCCCAGATCGCAGAGAAATAGGCTTGCCACGCCGGGATAGGATTGCCGTCCTTATCCACAAAGTCACCCTTAGACATGCCAAGAACGTACTTCTGCGGGACCGAGTGAGTCTCAGCGGCGATCTGAAGATTAGTCAACGACCGTGCAGCAGCATCCACCAGCGGGATAACGTCCTGCATCTCCGAAACACCAGTCCACCGACCGACACGGCGCCGGTTCAGGAACATCACAATAGGCACACGCCCAAGCCGGTGGTCGTCGCGGTCAACCACGAGCCACTTCCCGTTACTCTGCCGCTGGAGCCACTGCGTCGAATCAGGCATATAGAGCGTCGCCATGTTCGGCCGCAAGTCGTTAGGATCCTGCCCGTACAACCGCAGGCCCGCATTGATGCGACGGTGCCTGCGATCAACACTCACCGACAGTTCACGCGGCGACTCAACCGTAATCAACGGATGCTCAGCGTCTTCCTCGTTCGAGCCCACCGTCACGAACCCGCGCCCCAGAATCATCGTCTCCTGGTGGTGGATGACGCTCTCAGAGTCAAGGTTGTTCGCGTCCCAACCCTCACGCAAAGCCGCAGACGCCCGCTCCTCACCCGGCAGATAAAACCGGCGCATCTTCAACCGGTCACCCACAGAATCAACAGCCGTCCGCGACCAGTTCACAACCGTCTCAAACCGCCGCAACTCAGGCGGGACAGCCAGGCCGATATGCTCCAGCCGCTGCGCGCCCTCATAATAGGCGTCGTTCCGCTTATCATCACGGGAATGCGCCGACGCCTGCGCCGCCAAAGCCGCCACAAGCTGGGTATCCTCCAGGCTCAACGCCACAGCGCACCC